TGTCTTAAAAGCTTTTTCTGACTTTGATTTTCTATAGATTTAGTAGTTGCACCACCAACTGCATTGGCAATTTGGTTAGCATCACCATTTCCATGCACAGTAACATTATTAACTACACTAAACTGTCCTGGTACATGTATATCTTGGTCCATTCTAAATGGTTTAACTGGTTGTGGAGCTTGTAAATCATCACTTCCAATAAATATACCACCAACTCTTATCTTCTGCCCATTATCAGGTATGTTTAAAGATCCAGGTGAGCCTGATCCTTTATTACCTTCAAAGGAGTTTATAATATCTTGACCACCACCAAAAAAGGCAGCTCTAACACCTTGTCCTATAATTGCTCCAATGTATCTAAATAAATCTTTTAGTCCAACTAGAGTTTGTTTAAGAGCATCAGTAACAGAACCTGCTGTGAAGATCTTAAGTAATCTGTCAGCTAACTCTCCTAGAACCTTTGATATTCCTATTAACAGATCTTTAAATAGCATCATCTTTGTAAATATCTGCTCAGATGTAAGAGATGTGAATGGTTTAAAGATGTTTGTAATAATATCTTCAAGACCCCTCTGAAATTCCTTACTAGTAAGTATCTCAGTAACCTTATTTAAGACTCCTGTAAATGCTTTAATGCCAGGCATATCCTCTAGCTTTGTAGTAAAGAGCATATTATCAAGTACAGAGTTAAAGTTTGAAAGTGCTCCTGCAATAGAACCAGAAGCCATTCTAAGAGATGTTTCACCAATCTTTGACTGACCAAGATATTCATTAGAGAAGTTTACATAAGCTTGTGTGTAGGCTGATGCAGATATCTTTCCTAGATTTGCAGCATTATTTATAGCTTTATTTAATAAGGCTGGATTAGTTTCTGTTATTCCTAAAACCTTTCCTAAGGCTTCTAAATACTTCTGCTTACCACCAACCTTTTGAATAGCATCAGCTGTAACTTCTGGCTTAGCACCACCTAGAGATGTTAGAAGAACAGATGTTAAAGAGTCTAAAACAGATTGTGGTGCTCCCTTAGCTTCAAAATCAGCTCTTAGAAGGGTTAACTTTTTAAGTACCTCTTCATTACCTTTTAAAGCTGGTGACAGTGAATTGGCAAACTCTAAAAGAGGTTTTGTATCAGCTGGAGTCTTGTTTGCAATGTTTATAAGATCTCCAAAGATAGATTCACCTCTACCTGCATAAGATTGTTCAAGCCCAAGTACAGCACTTTGTCTAAATTTACCAGCTTCTATAACCTTCTTACCAAAATCTACAGCTCCACCTATTGCAAACTTAGCAACACCTAAAGCTCCAAATGCAAGGGCAAGATTTTTGATACTATTAGTTAAGTCATTAACTCCACCTTTAGCCGTTCCCATTGAATTTTTAACAGTACTTCCTAGCTTTGTAAAGTTAATAGAAATTGTATTTAGACTTATATTTATGCTTGCCAGTGTCTTTTGAAGTGCAACTAGTGGGCTTTGGTTCACCACTGTTACAATTTTATAAGTAAATGTTTTTTGCCCAGCCATCTGTTCTCCTATTTAACTCTACCTTATGGTCTTGCCCGAGAGTATTCATCTTCCTGATTATATAAGAAGGAGTTTATACCAAACACCATCTTAGATAAAATTAAAAGCCCAACATCTGACTCTATTGATGGCTCATCTTTATAAAGAAAGACATCAGCTAGAGAGGTTAGACATTGGGCCGTTGTTGAAAAATCCTTAGCTGACTTTTCAAAGAGGTCAGTTATCTTTTTTTTTCTTCCACAGCACTTCTATTCATATAGAAGTTAATAAATTGGGAGGTAATAATCGTAATTAGACCACCATCTAATTCTGCTCTTTCTAGTACAATTTCAGACTCTGGCCATACAATCATTCCTGATACAACCTGTTCTACTGCTGTCAGTGCTTGTGTTACAGGCTTTGATTGAGCACTTGTAATAGCTTTAAATTCAATCTTTGTAGGGTATCTAACAGCATAAACATCATCCTCTACCTTAATAACTGCAATCTTTCCATGTTCATCTAATAATGCTTGATAAATCTCATCAGTTAACTCTACTACCTTTTGATCTAACTTTTTCATTGGAATTTTTCTCCTAACAGTATTTTGCCTAAATACTTGGTATAAAGCAAATAAAAATGCCCCTAAGAATTAACTTAGAGGCATTAGCAGAATGAAGAGAGAAGGCAATGAGAGTTAGATCATTGAGATGCCATTTCTGCTGAAATTGGTATAGACAATGTTGTGCTTGATGCTAAGAGCATTACCTCTTGAAAAGGTTGCATCTCCATCATTAATCAAACAACCGTATAAAATGTCTCTGTTAAATCTTGTCTGTCCTAGCTTGTTAAGACCTTGAAGAGGACCATAATCTAAAGTGATATCAAATATAACTCTAGAAGCTCCTGCAATTCCACCACCTAGAGTAATGAGCTGTTGCATAAGGATATCATCCTCCTCCATAGAAATTGTAAAGCTACCCTTAAAAGTTAGATGACCAGATGTATAACCAATAGGTACTGGTGAGGTTCCACCAAGTTCCTGTCTTTCGTTTGACCAAGTATAGTTAATATCCGAGATCTGATCAAAAGGTACAACAATACCAGTTGATCCAGATGGACTTATTGAAAATGTAATATTTGAGTATCCATATACAAGACCATTAATTCTCTTCTGGTACTCTAACGGATTTGATGTGTTTTCTAATGCCATTTTGTTTCTCCTTTTATATTAACTATAACTACTGAGTAACAGTAGGAGCAAATCCAATTACAAGGCTAATAAACTTGGCATATCCAAATGGTCTAATAGAACAAGTAATCTTTAGATTCTGACTAGATAAAATGTTGATAGTTCTATCAACTTTAATAGATAGTGCAGTTAAATTGTCCTTTAATTGACTGTATAAGAAGCTTGATACTCTATCTTCAATACTTCTTGCATCTATCTCATATATTGTTCCATCAGCATTAACTCTTACTTCTGTATTGATATACTGCTTAGCAACTATTCCTAGAAGTGTAGCAGCTCTATCAATAACTCTACGGTACTGAATGTAAGTAAAGTCTGATCCTGGAGTTGCAAAGGTTCTACCATTTGTAATGTAGAATCCTGGAAGGCCCTTGAAACGTCTTAGTGTACAAAATCTAGCAACATCTAATGATGGCTTAGCATCTTCATCATGGTAAATACCATATTTATTATGTGCTAGGTCTGGAGTTAGAATAAATGGAAGAGGACCACGAGCAACCTTTCCTAGATCTTCAGAGATAGGCACAAGTGCTTCTCTACCAGACATAATCCAGGCACCATTTCTAATATTGTACTGTCCATCTGCACTTGAAAAGATATCAGCTGTTCCAGCAAATACTGCAATTCTATCACTTACAAACGGGGTCCATGAAGTAATTAGATCATTAATCCAAGTGTCTTCCTTTTCACCACCTGCTGTTTGACCAGATGTAAAGGTTAAAAGTCCTGCTCCACCAATTGCAGTAGAGGCTGGATTAACCTTAAGAACAACTTGTCCCTTGATAGAGATTGTTGAAAGAACTAGATTATTAGCTTCATTTCCAACTGAGAAAAATCCTCCTGAAAATGCAGGTAGGTTTGTTCTTAAAAAGGAGACTAGAGCAGCTATATTTGCAAAGGTTCCTGGTGATGCAAATGTATAAGATACTGAATCTGGGAAGGTTAAACCACCATCATAAGATACGTCAATCTTTAAAAGATTTGATCCAGCAGTTCCAAGGGTGAGTGGAAATGTCATACCAGTAGTTTTTAATCTGGCAATCATATCCATATCTCTAGCTTCTAAAATTGAGTGAACATATCTCTCGTTAGTCTGAGCAGAGGTCATAAATGCTGCCATTGTTGATCCTATAGTAGTATCAGCAACACCAACTAGATGAATAAATCCCCAAGTTCTAGAATCTGCTAGAAGGGCAATCATTCCATTAGATACATCTGTGTTATTCCATGTAGGGGCAGTAGTTGTGAAAATAAAGGTATCTGTTGCCATAAATCCATTAGAGCCATTTGTAAAAGTGAGTATTACACCAGTTTGTGGAACTGTGTAAACACCACCTACAGGAATTACAATCTCATCTGAATATGTAAGTCCATCATCTAATGAATAAATAAAGGTTGGATATGGTGATACACCAATCTTACCAGCTCTTTTAATCTTAACTATAAATTGATAATCATCTAGAGGGCTTGATCCAGCTAGTGATAAAACACCATCTGATGGAGTACCAGTTGTTACAAGTATTTCTTGAATATCTGATACTGAACCTGCAATAGAAGTATTTAATCTAAGAGCATAAATAGGTCCTCCTGCTATATCTAAAGCAGTAGACATTGCCTTCACTAATTTTCCAGTTCCAAGTGTTTGCTTAACATCTTGTACTGAAGAGAAGGTATAAAGTTGATTTGTAACTCCTTGTGAACACTGTCCTAGCTTTACATGAATACCAGTGGTATTGTCCGGGGCTATTCCTAGTGAACCATCTACAATTGTTACGGAAGTAATTCCTGGTAGTGCCATTATTGTTTCTCCTTCACCTATTATTAATTACTTAAATGCTGATTGGCATCTCTTTTGTTGGACAGTGATTAGCAGCTCTGTCAATACCTGCATCAAACTCTTCTTCAGTAAGAACTTCACCACTTGCCCATTTATTTAAAACCTTGGCTGAATTATAAAGCCATGTTTTATCATTAAAGAAATCTATCTCACCACCTTGGGCATAATTAATCATGCCACCATCTAGTGATCTAACCTTTCCAGGTTCCTTTTTAAAATAAACTACAGGCATCTTTAATGCCCTCCACTCTTCTAGTGTTTTTGTTTCCATTTTTTATTTCTCCTTAAGCCTTTCGTATTTTACGTCTTATGTTGAAAATAGAAGGGCTTGTTTGTTCATCCTGTAAATAGTAGCTAAGAGCCACATCAATTCCATTATCATCGTAAATATTTAAAAGTCCTGCTTGTTGATCAATAACCTGATTATTAAGAAGTGCCTTTTTTATAAGAACAAAATCTGATGATGAAATACCCACTTCCATAAATAGATTCTTTGTATCAAAGACTGTAGCTGCTGGGACTAAGGAAAATACTGTACTTCCAACCTTATTTAAGACTACTTGTGGGGCCGTAAATGAATATAACCCCGGAGCTTTTACAGGATCTATTTGTGTCCAGTCTGTAACAGTAAAATCTGTTATTGTTCCATCTGCTTTAGTTACAGAGATTTTGCTTGATAAAATATCTGAGGAGAGTACACCTAGTACTGGTGCCCCTGACTTATTTAGTTCAACTAGAATCTTTTGGGCTGTATTAAGACTTATCATGACTTCATCATACAACTATCTAGGTATATCTCCATATAACTATCTTCCTGTTTAATTAGCAGTATATTTGAGACTTCTCGTCGGAGAATGAGAAATTTCCATTTCAGTTTACTACTGCTCGACGAGAGATTTATTATTCGTAATAACCAAAAATATCTACTGTTACTAAAGTGGATGGATCAGCAGTTCTGTATTTAAAACCGTCAGACATAAGATCAAATCCGGCTCCGTAGTCAAATAAATATTCTTGAACTGTTAAAGGCCCAGCAGTTAGAGTTATGTAAGAAGTTATATCCCCTCTTCCAAAATCTACAATCCATGCAGCAGTATCAGGATTTTTGACCCTCATTCTATATTTGACCAACGAGTGAAAGGTTGAGGCTGAACCAGTTGTATAAGGTACAGCATTTATAAGGCTTTTATTAACGAACCCACCACCACTATTAGCATCAGTCATGATGTTTATTGGTTCATAGTATGAGAGCAAGTTCTTGTGCTTATAACATGGAATAATATTACCAGAACCATCTGTTCTAAATGTTCCTAAAAACTTTCTACTATGATCTCCATTTTTATAGTTTGGATTTGCTGGGTCTGCATACGTAGTAGATGCTTCAAACTGCACTAGAGAGCCATCCCAGAATGTGTATAAGAAGTAGAAAGTATCAGCTAATAGGGTAGGAGGGGTAAAGACTATCTCGTCTCTTGTAGAGATTAAGAGTGGTTTTCCTGAGTATGTTACAACAGCTCCTGTGATGGGGCTAATAAAGATATCATTACTTCCTGATAGTATTTTATAGCTAATTGATGGAGTAACATTCATAACTTGTGAAAAGCTATTGAGCATACTTATATCTCTATCTTGTAGAGCTTCCTTATATAGGTCAACAGATAGAGCTGTTACAGGATCTCCATCAGATGGCTCTATAACAAAGTATGAAAAGCCAACTTTACCAAATGCAGGAGCAGCTAAAAATGGCCCTGGAAATACTGTATTAGGAAATCCTAGAGCAGCTGAAAAGGCTGGGCTTCCAGTTGTTGTTACTCTAATTCCTGCTTTAGGTCCACTAATACTTACTGTTTTTATTACCAATCTAGGTTGATCTGAATATTTAAACCAAAATATATCAAATGGTGGTGTTCCAGTTACACTTAAATTTAAAAAGTTTACAAGCTCATTTATATCTGACCAGTTTGAAGGAGATGGAGTTGTATAAGATATAGTAGTCCATGTAAGACCACCATCATTAGTTACTTGAAATGATGCTACTTCTCCACTTCCAACAGTTAATGGAAAATTTATTGCATTGCCAATTAAATTTGGTGGATCATTGGCAATTCCACCACCAGAGTATACAAAAGACATTATTCAATGTACCCCATCACATTAATTGTTAAGTTTACGTTTATAGAGGAGGTCTTATAAAACATATGATTTGTTTGAGATGGATAATTATATCCAGCTGGTAGTTGAAGATAACCCTGAGTAGTTCCTACAGGTGATACAAATTCAAATCCAGCTGTTCCTGATATGGAAATGATATTAAATACTCCATCAGTTAATCCTCCATTTTCGGCTCTATATCTAAGCATTACTATATTTGATGATGGTGGAACGTTTTGATCTACAGAATTAAGTGCTGCTTCTGTAGTACTATTGCCACCATCATTAGTTGTTTGATTATATAAACAAGTAACTCCCCTTGTTTTTACAAATGGAATAATAGCTGCTGCTCCATTAGTTGCAAATGCACCTAAGTATTTATGTGTATTTGTGTTTAATTTAAAAAGCTTAGCCTTATCAGGATATGTAGTTGAAATCTGAAATGCTGCCAATCCTGCATTTGAATATATATAGATGTAGTAGAATTTATTAGCTACAAATGAACCACCACCTTCAAGATTTGAAGCTGATAAAGATGAGATGATAGAAGTTGATATAACTTTCTGCACTCCATTTTCGGTTACTACTACAAATGGTACTGGATACACAGATATAGGTGTTAGTGATGTTGGATCCTGACAAATTATAGTAATTGGTGAAGTTGGATCAGGCATGGCACCATAACTTTGTAGTAAGTAATAATCCATATCAGCTAATGATTGTGTTGAAGGATTAACTGAAGCAACATCTGCAAGATCTCCATCAGATGGTATGGTTACAGATGTACTAAAATTTGGTGTTGCAACGTATGTAGTAGACATTATTTACTCCTGAAAAGACATAAGTGTAACATCAGCACCAAACCCTATAACTGGTACTGCATTGATACTATAATTAAATCTAGGTGGTGTCCCCCCATTGTTAGAAACAGTCACAGTTGCAGTAAGCACATCAATAATGCTTGCTGATGTAGATATTGTAATTGGTGAAGTTATTGGTGGATTTGGATAAGGTCCAATTTGAATTTGATAACCAGATGTTGCACCCGTATATCTTTGATTTACATTTATAAATAGATCAAATGATGAACAAAAGGTTGGTACAAATATATCATCTACCATTTGTACACTTCCAGATGTTGAAATATTAAAGGTTGTTAACCCTGGTGATTGGAGTGTATTTTTACCATTTAAAAATGTGAATCCTCTAATTGTCGAACTACCAAGATAATTTATACATGTAAAGCAGCAAATATATCTTCTTGTAATATCACCATTCTTGAAATTTCTAGTCACATCAGGTTCTACAAGACTTATTTCGAAATTAGCAGTTGTACTAGATCCATAAGCATAAATATAGTAATTACTACCAACTGCAAAATCACCTGGGGGATTTAGGCTAGTAGAAGTCAAATTGGCAGTAGTAGCATTTGTAAGAGGTACGATCTTACCATTTCCATTATCAACAAATAGATCTGTAAAAGGGTAGATTTGTATGCTTGCTGTACTAGTAACCTGTGTTTGACATCTAACTCTTATAGATGGCTTATAATTAGTTAAATAATTAAGTATTGTGTGAGCAGAGTTGCTATTAGCTTTAAAGGCATTATTTACTGTAAAGTCACTAACAGGATCTACTCCATCTTGTGGAATAGAAATTTGATAGCTGAACTGATTATTAACACTATTGTATGTCTGCATTGTCTTTCTCCTCTTTATTTTGTCCTTTTTTTATACAACTGACTATAACTAACAGGCACAAGAGTAAGAACCTGCATAATTTTCGTTATACTCCCACTGTTCTTGAAATCTATAAAATAGAAAAGAACCTGATGAAAAAACTCCATACTTTGTTCCATCAGCCCAGTTAAATCCAGACCACACTTTTCCATCATCTGTTATAAATACAACTCCTCTACATGATGTCCAGGCAGGTTTTAGCTTTTTGGTAAGATTTTCTATATCCCTTAATGTTTGGAAATCTCCTGTTAGATCTCCCCATATTAATCCACCACCCCATAATCCTGCCTCTGGTGTTCCCCAAAGAACTGGACCATAACTATGTGGTGGAGCTATTATTATCCAAAAATTGGACCAGTAATTAAAACAGTCTTCAACACATGGATTAGGATCAACAATTGGAAGAGTCTTTTTAAATAATCCTGATGTGATTTCTATAAATTCAGGGAGAATACCCACATTTGTAAATCCAAGGTCTTTAACTTCTGATATCAGTCTAGAAGGAGTACCTGATGTTTGCCAAAATGGCCATACATTTGCTAATTTCTGTCTCCATCTATCATCAGTATAATTTTTATATCTATCAAGATTAAAACCATAACCCAATGAGTCTAAAGCATCTAATGGAGCAGTTTGTACAAATCCAGATGAAACAGCATTAGAAGCTCCAAGCCATAAATCATCCTTCTCCTTACCAAATATTATCTCTAGGGCTTGTGGATACGGTTCTTGAAAAAAGGTTGGTGAAAGTTGTAGTTGGTATTCTGTAAATTTCATATTTCACCTTATGAAACCACTATATATTTAATTGGATCTAGTGGATCTTCTTGAATTACTGCTAACTGATTTCTCTGGACTAAGGTTTTATTTGCTCCAGGTGCAGTTAATGTTACATCTAAAATGCCATCATTATTTGTTCTGAGGATTTGAGATATAATTCTATTTTTATATACTGGATCACCGATTTGTAAACTTTGAGAGTAAAGTTGAACATTTGATTTAAAAGAAGAGATAACTGATGGAGTATTTGCAAATGATTTAAGTGTTATAGTACCAGTATAAAATACTTGGGCAACTGTTACTGAACCAACATATAACTCTGACATAATTGGCATCTTTGCAAGTATATAGTTATAAACATTTATGACAGTAGTTGGATCAAGGCCAGTATTAATTCCACCAATATATACCGTAACGGCTCCTGCTTTTGAAATACCATTTAGATAGTTTGAATAAACTACTACCTTTTGAACTTTTGGATCAGCTTCTCTAGCCCATGTAATAAATGCATCTTTAGTTCCAGCTCCTAATATTCCCCATCTAGCTCTACATCTTGCCTTCAAGGAATCATCAGACTCTTCATCACGGCCATCTTGTGTAATCCATGAAGATGTTCCAACAGCAACTGTATTTAAAAGAGCTGAGAAGCCTAGAATTGGATTAGCTGTTGATGAAAGAGATAAAGATAAACCTTGTCCAGGTCCTTTTTTGTTGGTCTCTATTACTAATCTATTTGTATCAACATAGACTTTAACATCTGCAAATGACGAACCAATAGCCGCAGCTACAGCATTCATATCATTATAATTGCCCGAAAATGTAAATATCTGCTCACTACCAGTGGTACCATTAACTGTAACAGTTAATTTCAGTGTAAGTCCTGATAGTGTAAATGGGCCTTGTAATGATGCAGAATAAATTCTAGCTGGTGTATCAGTGCTAAAAGATCCTATTCCAATAGTGCTTGATGAAGTACTAAAACCAAGTAGAGTGTTTGCAGTTCCTGTCTGGAAAACAACTACATACTGTGATGGACCTGATAATATGGTCTTAATATCTAGTGCTCCACCATTATCAGATGCAATTAAGTCTGCACTAAATGTTGGATCAGTGTTTAAAACATTTACTAAATTTGCAAGGGTTGCATAGTTTGCTGCAAATGTATAAGTATGTGAAGTAATTGTTGTGCCACCATCATTTGAATAACCATACATAAGTGTAAAAGTGTTTACATTATATGGAGCAAGTGTTGGAGCAGCTTTTACTTCTGCTGGGAGTGGTATTCCAATGTTATTTACAGTTATATCAGCAGGCCCTTGATTAATAACAGTAATAGTTCCTGTTGCAACATTGTAGTCTGCTCCAGTTTGTTGAGCTATTACAGGAACAGCTGCTGTAGGACTTCCTGTTGTTAAATTTACAGGTGCAGGATTATCTGTAACGAAGTTATGTCCTAGTCCATCAGAAACTATAACAGCTCCTGGTTGAATAGTTCTTGGTCCACCACCTGGAATAAGGCTAAATGTTACAACACCTCTTGTATACTCTGCTGGGGTTCTATCTAAGCCATATTGTGATTTAGCTAGTAATGTTAACCATCCACCAATAGCAGTATCTAGATGCATTCCCTTTGCAATTTCTGATACTGTAGACCAAAGCTCTGAAAGAGCTGTTGATTCTATTTCTAGTATTGTTCTTGATTGAGATCCTGACTCCCAATCTGTTGCATCAAAACCTGCTGCTGCAAGTAGATTAATAAGTTCTGCTTTTACAGTATTAGCATCCTTTGGATTTATAAGACTCTGTAATGAAACTGTTGCCATTTGTTCTCCTCTTTAAACACTATTAAGTGCATCTTCTAGCAATTTTACAGATAGTTTGTCTACTGAGACAACTAGAGTAAATACTTTTCCTATATACGGTGTTACTTGAATATTTAATCTTAGTGCAAAAGTTGATTCAGTAAACTGTAGATCACATCTACAAGTCCTAACCCTCTCATCTTTTTCAAGCTCTTGTTCTACAGAAACTCTAATGGTATCTATGGAGTTTTGATTAATCTCACCATTTAAAAAGCTTCTTACATCAAGGCCATAATCAGGATCGTAGAATAGTCCTCCTAGTGGGGTTGATAGTCGTCTTACAAGAGCATTCATTAAGTTTTTAAGTCCAGATTCAGTGGATACTACCTTACCTATTAAAATATCTTTACCGTAATCTGTTTGTATTATATTAGCCATGTTTGTATTGTACTTTAAATATTACTACCAAGAAATATTTAGTCTCCAGCTTTTACAATACTTGATCCAGATGATATTCTACCAGCTGTTAGTGGAATAACTCCTGCAACTATAGGTACTGGTGAGCCTATTGGAGGCTGATAAGTACCTGTAATTACACCTGTCATTGGAGCTGCTGATATAGTAATAGTCCCTACATTAACAGTATCATTAACTCTAGCTACACTTCTAGGGCCTGTAGAAGCTGCTAGGTCAATCTCTGTAAGATTAGGCTTGTTCTCCCAGCCTGATATATATGGTCTTCCAGGATCTCCATTAGCAAACTCTACGAAACAAATGGCTCCAGGTTTTACTGTAATTGCCATATCTGGTGATGTATACATAATAGGTACATCTCTTAGTCCATTTTTAAGAATTGAAATATCAGGATCTGGAAAGCAGGTTATATTGCCATTAATACTTGATTGAGAAATTACTCTCATCCTATATCTAGTAAGATACAAAAGCTCTCTGGTCTGCTCTGAGAGCTTATATTGGGCAATATGTTCAGGTTCTGGAAATGACCATGTGATTAGTATATTTAGTTTTGATTCTGTATTTAATGAATAGTGAACTACCCTTACACTATTACCATCAACTGTAAATCCTGGTTCTATAAGGATTTCTTCACAGTAGACTTGCCAGAATCCTAAATTGGGCACCTTGTTTAACACATCATAATTATCCATCTCTTTTAATGATGGATATTTTATAGAAATATCTGGAAATGATTCATATCCGACATAAATAGAGCCATCAAGTGCAATCTTCCAAATGCCCCCAACCATAGACATTAATTTATCCAGAGAATCAGAAGCCATGGCCTTTAGTTTTTCAAATCTAGAGATGCTGGTTGTAAGAAGTGATTGATCTGATGATGTAGATACTATATGGCCTGTTTGTGCTGCAATGTAAGATACTATAGTATTTACTGATACTCCTTGAAATGAGATAGATTCAAGTTCATTTGACAGAGTATTTTTACCACCTATCACAGAGCCCGAAATAAAACCTGTATAGTTAACTATATCAGTTATTGTACCAGTCAGAGTTTTGTCCATGAACAGAATTTGAACTTGGTCTTGGTCTGAGAACTGATCTTGAGTGTCAATCTTAAGATCTTCCATATACCAAATTCCCCTGTTAAGGATCTCTAAAGAGTCCCCTAGAATATCATATGTTTTGCCTGAAGAAACATTTGTAATCGTATAAGTCATGTAAAGATCATAATACTATCTACCTATATCTCCAACTTATCTTCTTCCTGTTTAATACTCAGTGTAAAATGAAATAACATAAGTAGATCAAGCACTTATAGATTTTAGTCATTTCACTTTACTACTGCTCGACGGAGAATCTTACTTGATAAATTTTATCATCTCTGATAGTTTGACTTAATGACACCACAACAGATCCTTCAATTAGTCAAAAATCCACTCAGATCAGATACCTCTGGCATCTACATGATGCTATGCCCAGTTAGCAATAAATGTTTTATAGGCTCTGCAAGAAGCATTATTAGAAGATGGTACACACATACTTATGAATTAAAAAATCAAAATCATGAAATACAAGATCTTCAGAAGATGTATCAAAAGTATGGAAGAGAGGCTGTAGTCTTCTTTGTACTAGAAAATTGTACTAAGGATTATTTAGCTAAGAAATTAGAGGCATGGGCAGAACTTTTAGATAAGGAATATAGTTTACAAATAAAAAAGGGAGCCGTTTAAGCTCCCTACTTTAATTCTAACTAGTAATTAAACTAGTTTGTGCCCATAAGATTAATAACTACGTTTGCAGAAGCTGAATATACTAGAAGATGAGTAATCTTCTCACCAGTATAACCAGTTGCAATGTCTGATGTTGAGATGATATTTCTTAGAGCATCTATTTCAATAGACTGACCAGCAGCTAAGAATAAGAAGTTGCTAGAAGTACCAGCAGTAGGTGCAGGATTGCTACCTGGAGCAGTTACAACATCACCGTTGTTAACATTTCTTACAGATACATAAGCACCATTAGCTGCATCAGTATTAGTTAATCTAACTAATGTGCATGGTCTTGATAAAGCATAAGCAGCTCCTGTTGCAGCTGCTGTTGTAATTGACATTTGTAGTGGGGTTGCCATTTTTTATTTCTCCTTTAAAGTTATGGAGTTGTTGATCTAACAGTTTCTCTTGGAAGAGCAGGAGCAACAGCACCATAAGCATGCCATGAAAATCTCCATGCTAACTTAAGCATAAAGATATGGCTTGATGTTCCAGGTCCTTCAATATCTAGAATTGGAGGCTCTACGATAGATGTAACGAATCCTCTTCTAGTATCAGTTACGTTCATCACGTACCACTGCTTTCTAGTAGTTGCATTTGTACCCAACTGTGGAAGATAAATTACTTCAAATCCCATATCTGTTGAGGCAAATGGTGATGTAGCTGCAACTGAAGTATTGGCAGCTGTACCAGCAGTTGGGATTAATGATCCAACTGGAAGGCCAACCAATTTAAGGGCCTTGAGGTATAGATTATAGGTAGGTACAACGATAGCAACCTTTCTAATACGGCTTGGGTCAAGCTGACCATCAAGATATGGAGCTTCTTCTAGAGCTGCCATTGCATTAGCTAAACCAGTCTCATCTAGATCATTGTTTGGAATATCATTTGAATATGTTCCAAGGGCTGGATCAAGTGGGTTAACTGGATGTGCAGTGTTAAAGATTGATAATCCGTCAAACGATAGACCATTAGCATTTATTGTTGAGGCAAGTTCATTTTCCCATAGATTACGAGCACCAAAGAGAACCTGATTGGCATCATTCTGCATATCAATAACGTTATACATATCAAACTTAAGTTGAGCCTCATAAACTTGCATGCTCTTACGAGGTACAAACTGTTTATGTTCAACACTGACCTTAAATATTTCTGGATCAGCAAATTGTCTATCTGCACCTAAGAGTAATTCTACTGGTGCTGAGCTAAGGTTAGAAAAGGCAAGGGATACCTGCTTTCCTCTAGCATTGGGTCTAAAATATGTTAATCTTTCTACTTTATCACTTCTAGTAAAGTCTAATGTATTCCAAGTTGTCTCAATCGAGGTAAACAACTCAGAGATATCAGCATTACTTGGGATTCCTATTTTTCCTGACATGTTATTTTATTTCTCCTGAATTTTATACTTACGGTAGTACAACCTTGGTTTCATTAGCCTTAATACCAACAACCTTAACTGTAAGGGAGTTAGCACCTGGGTTAGTTGCCTGGATTGTAAAGTTGTCACCAACATATGCAGTCTTCATTAGAAGAGTTGCACCAGGAACATCACCAGACTTAGCTGGAATCCAGTACTCTCCTCTGAGGAAGCACATATTAACGTTTACATCTACAGCACCAGGGGCTGAGTTATCATATGTATCTTTTGCAATACCTAATAGAACCGATCCTGCTGATGGTGTTCCAGATGAAGGCATAGCCTTAACTTTTCCAGCATCGAGGATTGCAATAGTACCTTCTAAAACCTTTTCACCGGCTGCTAATACGGGCTGGCCAGCAATATTAAATATTTCGATTGCTGGAAGTAGAATTCCATCAAATCTTGGGTTAACTTCTTTTGTAGTTGCCATTGTTTCTCCTTTTAATGTTATGTTCTTCTTTTAAAGCTGGAAAGTTATTTTCCTAACTTCTTCTTTTCTGCTTTAAACTTTTCTTCATCAATACCTAGTTCTTTAATCATTCTCTTTTCATACTCAGATAGAACTATAGAAGCTCCTACTGGAGCTACATCAATTATCTTCTCTGATAAAGATAGAACTGGAGCTACTGATAAATATGCTTCTAGTTGAACTTTAGATAGTGAAAGTGCCCACTCTCTTTGCTTTGGAAGTAACTTCTTAGCACTGATTGCACCATCGACAATTTTATCCATCTCAGCCTTTGCAATATCTAGCTTGATGGTTCTTAATTCTTCATCCTTCTTAGCAATTTCTTCAGAGAGCTTTGCAAGATTCTCTTTAGAGTCTTTAATTGCATAAAGAATTCCAATTTGCTTTTCAGTATCTTCAACACCAGTAATCTCTTTTAGCTTTAACATAAGCTCTGAAGAGTTTTGTGCAGTTTCTGAAAGTCTATACATCATATCTCTATCAATATATTTTGAGTTTGGATCAACTCCATGTCTCATCTCATGAACTAGACCAGACATTTCATGAATCTTCTTATGAAGTTTTCCATAATGTTCTATCATGTCCTCATCATCAGCATGTTTGGTCATCATTTCTGAATAGTGCTTTCCAAGGGCCATGTGATGATCAAGTGTAAGATCTAGAGTTTCTAGCTTGTGCTTCATTGGATATTTTTCTCCTGTAATTGAGTCTAGTTTAGGTTTATCTATATTAATAGATATTTTCTCTTCTAATGTAAGAGGAGTAAGGTTACTAGTTGCTGGTAGGTTTGTCAAAGCTACATTTATAAGTCTAATGACCTTGTTATTTTCATCAGTAATTAGCACTGGTGAAATATATCTGTACTTCTTTTCCTTAATTCTTCTTTGAGCATCATCTGTCCAAGAAATATCAACTGCCCATAAACCGTCTGATCTAAGAGCTAAATCAAACCATCCAGCTGCTTCCCCTTGTTCAGGGTTCTGTGGATCTAGTGATTGATGATTATAATCAAAAAATAGTTCTATGTTTCTATTATCATAGACAGATAGCACTCTTGCAGCTGATTCTTCATCAAAATAGTAAGGTCCTTTACTGGTATTGGTCTTTCCAAATCTAAGAAGAAGAACTTCAGAGGGTGCCCCATCAATTAGTTCTGAGAGGGTAACTTTGTTCATAAGCTAAGTTTATGATAACTATAAATGTCTAGGCAAGAGTTACTTCAAATGCTTTATCTTTAGGTATAATCTTCATGGTCTCTGCTCCAGTTCTTGTGTTATACACAACTTCTTCTTTTGAGGCTCTTGCAGTCTCATCAGTATACATAATAAGGCTCTTATTATCTAAAGATGTCATTACAAATATAATTGGGAGAGGACCATTTGGAAGATCTTGATTACCAGCATCTTTACCTACTAAAAAGTGGAACTTTCTATTAGGTAATCTTACACACTGAAAGGGGAATTTACCTTCAGACCAACAGGAGGACCTCTCACATTCTGCATAAGCAACAACCTTACCTTTAATAGATAAGATTAGATCAATACCATATCTATTTGAATTCTCCTGTATCTCTAAATCTGGATTAGTCTTTTCATAAACTTGCTTAAGGGCCTTGATTGTAGTCTCTTTGGCTACTTGATCATTCTTTTTAAAGGAGTCAAGTGAAAAACGAACACTCTTCATAAAATAATAATAATTTATGAGAATGATCATAAGAAGATAATTGATAAAAATTATCAATAATAGTTACCGTCGGTGAGTAGTAAACTGAAATGGCCAAATCTTGTAAGTGCCTGATTAACAAGCACTTATTGATTTAGCTCTGAGTATTAAACAGGGAGGTTAGATATTGGAGGTATAGATAGATATCTAGTGGTTTAAGCTGATGGATTGATAAACTTTGTAAGAAGAGAACTTACATCAATAAGATCTAAGACTGACTTTTCCTTACCATCTACTACAATAGTTGTAGACTTAAACTTTTCAAGGGCATTTGAGAGATCTTGTAATGATTTGGCCTTTGATTCATTAACCTTCTCTAGATCTAACTCATTTACTGGTAGTTCAGAGATGAAGTGTGGAGAGGGGATTATAGTTCCATCTGGAAAGTTGAAGAGATAGAACTGTCTTACAAGTATATACAGGGCCTTGTTAAGAGTTGCTGCATAAGCTTCTACGTAATCATTTCTTACAGAATCATGTACTTTAGCAGATGCATAAGATCCACTAGAGACATCTGTTGTTAGATTTTGTCCAAGGTAAACTATGGAGATTTCTTTATTACATTCATCAACCTTGTCTTTAAACAGATCTGCATTAGCAGCATTTGCCTGTAGAAGGTCTAATGTTTCCTCCTTCATCAAATGAACAGGAGCACCATACTGTAAAGCCATTGCTAGATCTTGGATAAATTGCCCAATATCTTTTTCTGGAGGAGTTGAATACTCTCTATCAGTTGTTAAAATTCTAAGGGGGTTTCCAAAGAGAGAGATATAAGATCTCCAGTCAGACATAGTCATCCACTTATCTAGCCATACTAGACCTAATGATCTAACTGCCCCCTGCATCCATGGTCTTTCTGAGTCTACATGTCTTATAATCTGAAATCTCTCATCATTAGGATCAATCTCTATTACTCCATGATTATAAGTAATAACCCAGAAAGTCTTAGTTCCAGTATTGTAATAAACATTTGATGGATGAAAGACATGTATATCTGGTAAATAGAACTTACCAAGAGTTTTAGCTTCATCTGTATTAGACAAATAATCGTACTGCCATGATTTACCTATAATTGAAAACCCCATATTAGCTACCCATTTCATAAATGTTGCAGGAGTAGCTGATGCTAAAACACATTTAAACCAGTGATTAGCTATCTCAAGCATCTTTTTATCATTTCTATTGGGCTCATAACCATCAGGCCATCTCCATTCAAATGGGAGGCCCATTAGTCCATATATAAGAGTATTGCAACATGCAAAGATTCTTGGATCTCTCATCATTGCATCAACTAGTCTTCCTGATTGATTAAATTGTCCAATATCATGATTATCAATAGCAGATCTAACACTAGGTGTAGACCAAACAACCATTGGACTTACAAATAAATCTTGAAGAGTCTTTTTAAAGTTTATAAGAGGAGTTGTTCCCTTTTCTGTATCTAGAGATTCAACACTCTTAGGCTTTTCAGCTCTTTTCTTTACTGCACTTTTAATTGCCATTAATTTCTCCTAAATGAATTTTATCTTTAGTTTACTCGTATAGCTATCTCTTAGAGGTAAATACTCCTGGAGTTTGTGTAATCATTTGAAGTTGTCTATAAGAGTGAGCTAAGTCTACCTTCGTCCCTATAATATGTTCTACAGGTTTTGGAAGTCTTGTCTGCAATATAAATACTGCTCCTGTAAGAGCATCTAAAGCATCATCATGAACACCTTTTGATGGAAAGTTTATCAGCTGAGATATCATTTCATCTGATACGGAGTTATGTATATAAGATAATCTTCCTTCACTAGATATAGGTGATACAAATCCAGCTCTATCCAATTTGGTGGCTCTCTTTTGATCTATAACGACCTTGTAACCTTCTTTCAAAAGCATGGCTCTATATTTTTCCACTACTTCTTTACCAGATGATCCAGGCTCTTGTTCAAAGCCTATATAAATAGCTTTTCCATCAGTCTGAGAAGTTCTAAGAATTATCTTTTCAATTTCAGATACTTCAGGTTTTAAAAGGAGAAGATCTTCAATCATGAATTTAGAGATACCTTGTTCTATGTAGTGAGCTACTAACATCCCTGCTAGATAATCTCCTTTGGGACCTGAACAAGCCTTGTCCCAGTACCTAATTCTGACAGCTTGAAGAGGGGCTTTTTGAAAAGACTCTCTTAGATCATCTTTTTTAAAATACATTCCTGACTGTGGTTTTAAGCCCCATACACCATCAACTAATTGTGCTCTTGAAATAGGGTCTGTAATCTGTGCAGACATGAATTTATCATTATCAGGCTTAATATCATTTATAAAAGTCTCTATGCCACAAAATGAGTAAGATAGTTCTTGAGGTTTTTCCTTGGTTACTATAAGTCCTTCTACTCCAGCTCTGTAGTAAAATACTTCTCCCCAAGCTGCATCAAAATCCTTCTTTAGAATCTCAACAGATTTAGTTATCCAGTATTTGTATCTATCTAATACCCAAGCCTCCTCTTTATCTCCTGGATTAGTTGTAGATCTAACTCTTAATGGAATATTCGTTGATGTTCTAAGTCTTGATACAATGAAGTTAAAGATAGTTTGAGAAAACTGTGTAAGTTCTTCAAAAACTACACAATGAAGCTCTGTATACCCTTTAAACTTCTCCTTATCAGACTCTTGCTCAACTCCTGCAAATGTTATCTTTGCACCACTAGGGAAAGTAAACTGCTTTTCTACAGAGTTAAACTCCACCATTGGGTAAAATCTTTTATACCACATATGAGCAGCATCAATTAATCCTGATCTTTTAAGTAGAGTACTCTCTCTTCTAAGATATAAAGCTCTATACTCAGATCTATCAGTTAAAAGACTTCCATCAGCTTGTGGTCCCAAAGAGCTGATAATTCCTGCTACCGTCTTACCAACACCTGATGCACCAAATAAACATACATCAAATACATTTTCTAGATCTCTTTTAAGCATTAATTTTTGTGCTTTAGATATTGGAACATAATCAATGTCCTTGATCTTATAATCTTTGATGGGTTTTAACTTTGTCATCATTAACTCCAATTTTAAAGTGCCTGATTTATAGATAAAATTTGGCTACATCCTACATTATAAATCATTTACTACTCCTACAATTCTTGCACCAGAATCTTCATTTGAATTGATGCTTGTAGTCTTTTTGGATCTTAGAACTTCAATCTTAATCTCAGTCTCAATATACTTATGCATTGCATCTGCAATTCTTATCTTTCTCATTACATTTTCATTAGCCTGAATAGATTTCTTTAACTCATCCTCAAGCATAGAAAGTATAAGTTCTGTTCTTCTATAAGGGCTACCAAGATCTATATCAAAACTTTCAATAATAGATTTTACAACTCCAGTTCTTTTCCATTCTTGAATCATTCTGTAGACAGTTCTGTCAGAACAAGGTAAACCTCTCTCTTCTAACATATCTTGTATCTTCTTAATGGCAATGGAATCTTCCTCTCTATTATCATAAGCTTGTTGATATATTTCTATGGCTTCTTCAGTTATTTCTAAAGGTAGTTGTATCTTCTTCATACTATTTATAGTATTTCAGTTGCCAATGTTTGACAATGTTAATAGAATTTATTAATGGAAAGTGAAAAGATTATTAACTATATAAATTCAGCTAATAAATATGGTGATTTAAATAATAAAGGACAAGCTATTATAATTGAATTATTTACTAAACTTATTGAGCAAATAAAAGTACTCAATTCTAATATAGAGAGTATGTCTAGATATATTAATAAATCAGATGTAGAAGATACTGAAGTTAAGAGAAGGATTAAGAAGGCTATTTAAGAGCATCTAATGCTCTAGCTTTTGATATAGCCATCTGAATTCTAATCTGATTTTCTTCTGAGCTGCCAAGTATATACATTAGGAAAGCCTTAGCTTCTTCATCATTAGAGGTAGATTCTAGGGCTTTTTTAATTAGTTCTGCAAGTACTGGTAGTAAGGTTAAAGCTGCTTCTAAAAAGTTCATTTAATTTCCTCCTTTAGTTTACTTATCTTTTGCTCAATTTGAGTAATACAAATAAGTGCATCATCAAGCTCTTTAGGTGCATTTTTGTATTTATCTAGTAGAGAAGAGGCAAGAGCTTTGTCTAATTTTTTAATGGATTCAATCTCATCTGCAATTTTGGATGCTTTTTCAAAGTCTAGATATATACAGGAATTGTAGTAGTTGACTCTAGGAGGAGGATTAACAAGGGCCTTTGAAAGGCACTCATTTGATTTAGCAGCTATCTGAGTAGATATCTTAGACTCTAATGAGATAAGCTCTTTGTGATCATTATTTAGCCTAAATGAGATTTTTTGAATAGGTGAGGTACAAGATATTTGAATAAGTAGAAGGAGTATTAATAAGTAGTTCACAAATTAAATTTTACATGATGTACAAAATTTACCCCAAAAAATTATTATACGAAGTGTGTACTACTCCCACTACCTCCTCCCTTAGTTTGGATCATCGAATTAGATAGCCATAAGCCAATAGGCAATTTGTTACACACTGTGTAAATTTTTATGCAGTGGTGTGTAAATAATTACACACAGATTTTGCAGAATTTATAGATTTTTGGGTATAAGAGATAGGCAAGATGCCCTAAATCTCCTCTCTTTTTAGTGGCACGAGTCTTGTAAAGGGTCTGGTTATGGAAAAAACCATGACAAACCTTGTAAGCTCACTTTTGACTACTGAAGAGTACACTATGCTTCAGGATCTTATCAAGTATGGACCAAGACTTAAAAATGGTAGAACTTCTGTATCTGGGACTATTAGATGGCTTATCAGAGAAGCCCATAAGATTCTTCAGGCAGCCTCTAAAGAGGTTAAGGAGGGTAGAGTTAGGATAACCATAGAAGTATGAACGTAGAGCAGTTTAGAGGGCTTTAAAAGAGGCCCTCTTTATTGTTCTTGACTACAAGGCTCAAAAAGAGGATAAAAAGACCATGAAAAAGATTCTTCTAGTAATTCTATTTATGTTGGCTTGTACAGGTGTAAACACAGAATATATGGATGATGTGGAAGACTTGGCTACTCCATCAGCAGACATGGCACTTTTTAAACTACCTAGTCCTACACCACTTTCACCATGTGGTCCTAACAATGTGGTTGATACATACGAACCAGGATTGAGAGGCCCATGGGAGAATATACACACTGATACTGTACTTAAAACTCGTTGCAGTTGGACTACAGTTAAAGACTCTGATGGGTGCTATAGATGCCTGCCAGATAATGTAATTGGCTTTCAAATACCTTCTGGTCCTTTTCCAGAAAAGGCTGATACTTGTAATATAAGTAGCCTACCTTCTCAGTATATCAATCTTGTTGTTGCTTCTAGAACAACAGCTATGATTGATAAAAATACTATGAGGGTTCCAGTTATAATGAATAGGTATTTTACCTATGGTAGTGTAGCTACTGGAAAAACAGCTGTCGGTGGAACAAGTTTTACATTCGTGTGCTTGAGTTCTCTTAAAGAGCTAAGTTTAAAAGACTTATCCTCTAAACCATAGGTGGAACATACTCACTACTATTATTGTAGTGAGTATAGTCCTCAACAGTTTCAATCTCAGTAGTTCTAAGGGGTCTTCTGATAATGATTCCAGAGATAGTTACTGTTAATATATAACCAAACCCTTGTTGATCCTCTTGTCCTAAGTCTAGATACTCTCCAAACAGTTCAACCATTTGAGGCTCAAAAACCTTTTCGTATATGGAGATGATTAAATCATTTACCATATTGTCTATTTTATTCTGATCTTTTGAAAAGATATGAAACTCTAGAGTTACATCTTTACTAAATACTTCTATTGGATTTTTTCCAATGTTCATCGTAGGGGTAAATTCATCCCTTACTGGATACCATACAATTCTATTAGCTTCCATGGTCTTATTTAAACTTGCTCTGCCAAAATACATCCCAATATTTGGCTGGTATAGTTTGAACTGATTATTTATCTCTGCAACTATGTCTAGTATCATTTGCTTATCTCCAAGTTCTGAAATATGTCTTCCATAAAATCATCTATCTTATCTTCTATTTTATCCCACCTTTTTGGAAAGTAATCTTCTGGATACATTTCTCTTTGTGGAAGTCTAGAGATGCCTTCTTGATGATAGATTGTGTAATCCTTAGTACTGGTAATAGTAATTTCATTAGATGAGCTTTTTACTCTTATTGAGTTTCTAATAGTATCATTGGGGTCAAATGGATGGCCAGCCTTAGTGATCTTCCAACTTTTACCTCTTGGATTTCTCTTTTCTACAAACCCTACATCTATATTTTCTGCAATCTCTTTTTTAAGAACCTTTGCAAGGTCTTTTTCAATTGTATCTAAGGACATTATTTAATACCCACAACATCCACCAAATGGGCCTATACCCATTGCAAAGCTCCACCTTCTTGGATCTGATAATACTCTCCCAATAACAGAAGAACCTGCTACTGGAATAGGGTCATGGCCAGCTTTAATTAGTGGATGAATCTTTCTATTACCAACATCAGAAAGCCATTTAATGGCATTGTCATACCTGATCTTAAAATTCTTATCGTAGTTATTACCATCTGGTGAATAACCTTCTCTAAATACAAGAGTAAAAGCTGCAATATCACAAACTGCTCGTATAAGTGCATAATCCCACTCTTGAATAGGTAAACAGTATCTTCTCTGTAAATACCCATCAGCTTCTGATGAGGCCATCACAAGAGCATAAGTTTTATCATCGTCAGAGAATTCTTTGGTAAGAGTTGTAATACCTCTTTCATCTGTGTCTAAGAGATCATCAAAACCTAAAATTGAATTTGCAGTCCCAATCTTATCAAGATAAATTCCTTGGTCATAACCGTACTTAATAGTTTGGAGACTAAATCTACCAGAATTATTCTTAGCAACTAGTAGTGGAATAGAAATTGCATTAACTACTTGATCAAGAGTTGTATAGTTTGCTGGAAATGTAAATGTTTGGGGGACATTTGCAAGCCCATCTTCAGTTACTTGAAACTTAAGTGTAAGACCAGTTAAATTAAAAGGCCCTGAAAGTATCCTTGAAGAGTCTATAATTGCAGGTTTCCCACCCCTTGGAAGTGATAAAAAGTCAAGATCTTGAATGGATGCATAAGAGTTTCCTACACCTCCTAGACCATTTGAAATAAGTGTAAACTGTGTTGGCATTAATGATATCTCCTTAGATCATCTTATACCTACCTATCTATATTCCCCACTTATATCTTCTCCTGTTTAATACTCAAGATATTTAGATTAGACTTTTTATAACTAGCTGAAGTATAAGCCTTTTTGATCTCTTTTCAAATCTCACTCCATTTCACTTTACTACTGTCCGACGGAGAATTGAAAATGATCAATACTAGACATTTTGAGATAAAAGTCTAATGTACTTTAATAATATTCTTATGAGGAATTTTCTTGTGTTATTTTGATAAAGATGTAATAGTAAGGGTATGAGAGAACTAATCATAAATATCTTCTTCTGGATTATTTTACTGGCACTTATGAGCAAGCTAACAAATGTCTACTTACAAAGAGTAAACGAGCAGTTTAAGAAAGGTATGGAGGAGTTTGATAAGAGATGTGAAGAGAAGATAAGACTGATGAAAGTTAGTCTTGAAGAGAGTATGCCAAAGGCCCTTTAAACAGGGCCTTTATTATTTCAACTTAGCCATCATAAGATCAAACTTAGAATCTAGAGTTACCTTAATCTCCTTCAAATCTTCCCTAATCTCTTTGTGGTTAATCTGAGAAGCATCAAGCCATCTATTATTCTGCTCCAAGGAGTCCTTAGTCTGCTTAGAAATTGTTTCTATTACTTGCTTATGATGTTCTCTAACATCAGCATCCTGCTTTCTATTTTCTTCAGCTTCAGATTTAAAGGTATCCAGCATAGATCTTTGTGATTCTATAAATAACTTTGTCTGTGCTTCAGTTCTATTAGACATATCATTTAAACTCTTTATAAAGTTAGAGTCTTTCTCCTTATCTCTTTCATGCTGAGCAGGGACTATTTTTGCTGTGTAAAAGTAAAGACATGCTAGTAGACCCATAAGGGGAACCCCAAGCTCTTTGCCCCACTTTAAAACTTGATCCATATCCATTAGTAGTTTCCTCCAGTTACTTCATATGTTTCTGTTCTCGGGTCAAACTTACCAACTCTATCCATAGATACTAATTCAATAGCACTAATCTTTCTTTGTATTGTTGTGCCTTCACACTTACCAGTTTCTGAATTACATCTAGTATTTCCAGTACATCTAGGATTACAAGTTTTAACTTGTATCATGTCAGAAGGGTTTAGATCTTTAAGCTCTTGAACACTTGGTTTAATATCTGGAAGTTGTTTGACCTCTTTTACTTGCTCCTGCTTGTAATGGTAGATTGTAATAGTATCGGAATCACAAGCAGAAAATGTAAGCATGCATGTTAGAATAAATACTCCAATTACATGTCCAGCAGCCTTTAAAGAGTTTATAAAGATATTTTTAATCTCATTCATATTCTCGTTAATTATGCCGAGTTTAGTTATTAGAGCAACATTCATCTGATCTTGACCATCAACTAGTCTTGTAATTCCATCCTGTAACATAATCTTTTCCTGATTAGCTCTTTCTTTATAATACTGTAGAACTTGTGGAAGAATTAATTTTGCCACAATAATTATAATTAGTATGGCTAGTATAATAGTTAAAATATGAGTCTTTAAAACAACTTGACTATCAACCGTCAAATTTGAAGGTAATGATATACTATTCATAAACTTATCATTACAAATTATTTCCTGTTAGGAAATCTATTCATCTTCTGTTGCAAAAATGATTGGATTTACTTCTAAACACACTCTCCATACTTGAGAATTAGGACCATTAAAAAACATTTGGCATACCCCATCTCTATTTTTAGTCCATAAAAGTAGATCGGGTTTTAGAAATGTTGCTGCTCCAAATTGATAAAAGTGATCATGATTCCTTACATATTTTACATATGGATTAATATCTTGATTTGATGGAAGACCAACTACTGGAGTTGTGCAAGTATTATCTGAAAAGTAAATATCTCCTGTAAATGGAATGCAACGAATTGGATAAATATCTACTCCTTGATTACTGCTCCAGTCACAGTAGAAATCCAACTTAGTATCCTTTTCAGCTACAACGTCCATACCTTTTCTATCTTTTACAATCTCAGCTACTATACGTGTAGTTTGAGGTTTTGGATCCCAAGTAACTCCACCTGATACTCCACATGCAAATACAAAAAGTGTTATAAAGATGCATAATGATCTTAAAAATTGATTCAATTGTCTCATTGATTTTCTCCTTAACTAGATTATAAGAAGAAGGTCCTTGATTAAGGACCTTTTATTTGGGAGTTTAGTTTGTAACTTGTTAGAAGGTGTAAACCAAAGCTATACCATTAGCTCCACTACCACCAGCACCTGAATTAAATCCATTAGCAGATCCACCACCTCCACCTCCACCGGCTCCATAAGTTCCACCATTTCCACCTGTACCACCAGCTCCAGCACCATTTCCTGCTCCACCTGTACCACCAAGACCCAGATAGTTTACAGGTTGAGTGAATACTGGTGACTGTCCATTTCCACCTGGAGCAACACCACCAGAAATAAATGTAGAGTTACCAGTTCCGGGGCCATAAGAACCACCACCGTTAGAGGCAGAAGAACCATTCCATCCACCACCTCCAGCACCTGAACCAGGAGCTAAAGAAGCTGTAAAACCAGTTGCTCCACCTGTTGAAGTAGATCCTGCACCTGGAGTATTTGGATTAAACATAGAAATAGATGGTGCTGTTCCAGCAGTTCCAGTAGTTGTTGTTCCAGCACCACCATTACCACCAGCTTTAGCAAATAACCAGTTAGTGCCACTATATCTAAATACTGTATCAGCCCCAGCAACTCCAGGATTACCATCTGTACTATCAACTGTCTGTGCTGCTCCACCAGCTCCACCAGCACCTACAACTACCGTCTCAGATCCATTGAGTGAAGATTTAGGCAAGATAAAGAAGGTAACAGCACCAGCTGAACCTCCTCCTCCACCAGATGCAGAAGCTCCTCTACGTCCAGAACCACCACCTGAACCTCCTCCAATTAGGATTATAAATACTAAGTTACCAGCAGTTGGTTTAGTCCAAGTATTGGCACCTGGAGTTGTAAAGACTTGTAAATCTGCCATTGTAGATATAGGTAAGGCAGCAAGTGGTAGTGCCCCAATATTGATTGCATTGCTTGATACTAGAGCTACTTGGTTATTTGTAAGACCAGTAGAAACGTCAACTCCAAATCCACCTCTTGCTTTTGCTACTGTACCAGTACTTAAGTTTGTAGCATTTAATGATGTTAGATTTGCACCTGATGTTGCAGATCCAGCAGCTGTAAGTCTACCATCAGCTCCTACTGTAAATGTGGGAATTGAGCCAGTTGTTGGATATGAGGCTGCTGTTACTGTTGTAGATGGAATTGCAGCTGCTGGAACGTTACCGAATGTAGGAGTTGTTCCACCAATAAGAACCTGAGAAGTAGTTCCAGCAGTAGCTTCTACATAAGCTGAGCCGTTATCATACAGTATTTTTCCAGCACCTGAAGGTGTAGGATTTAATCTAGAATCGTTTCCAATAGTTACTGTTGAGGATGTAGAACCAGTTGGAATTCTAGCAATAGGTACTGTTCCTGTACTTAGATTACTTGCATTAAGTGAAGTTAAACCTGCACCTGATGTAACAGAAGAAGCAGATGTAATTCTACCTTTAGCATCTACTGCAATTTGAGGAATAGTTCCTATAGTTGGATAAGTGGCAGCTGTTACACCAGAAGTTCCCAAGGTTGGGTTAGGGTAAGTTCCTGTTAAATCACCACCAGCAGGGCCTGAAGGTGGACCACCTGGAGGAGCTTCATAAATTAGATTAGTACCATCAAATGCTAAAACATCACCAGTAGTAGGTGTATCAGCAACTGGAATGCCATTAATAGCAGCTACTGTTGGATTGGGGTATGTACCAGAAAGATCTCCTCCTGCTGGGCCTGTTGCCCCACCACTTGCAGGTAGTCCTTCTATCAATGAAAAGAATGTGTTATCGGCCATGATTAATCTCCTAAGACTGTGTCTACTAATACAGTTGGTGTGCCACCCATATAAGCAGGTAAATTATAGTAAGAACAAAATAATCCATTTGGACCATGTGGTAGAACATATCTTTGTATAGCATTTGGACCAAATACCAAATCAAGAGAGACTTTATCTACTGGATATATAAACCACTTCTGGTGTCCTGGGGACCATGCAATAAGAACTACATCTGTACTTCCACCAGCAGTCATCGTCATAAACGAAACTACCATTGATTGTCCAGTTGCAAATGCTTCTGTTGTGCCACCTAATTGTTGTGGTGGGCTTGTTGGAAAGACTGTATAAGCTGTAATCATTTAGATTTCTCCTAGAAGTATCTTATAACACTCCTACGATAATGACTGCCATTAATTTAATTGTAGATAATTGAATCGAGATTTTTATGGAGGAGATAATTAAATATTAAATTACATACATTCAATCTTTGTCTTAATTAATGACAGGTTAAGTAATTCTAATCACTGGATAAGATACTATTCTTCTAAGTTCTGACTGTCTAAAAGCTCGACTGATTATCTGATTATGGGCACATAAATAAGAACAGTAAGGTCCTCTTTTTACATCTATAACATCTTCTACTACATAGCCTATGTCAGATATTTTTGTAGGACACTTTATGCAAGTGCTAGTCTTAACTTCTTTCCCAACCTCTTTATTCTCTTCAAACTCAAGCTTAGTAAATATTCCCAATGATTTGGCTGTCTCATCAACCACAAAACATATTCTTTCAATCCAGTAATTCTTAGTCTCCTCTTTTGTAAAATTCACACTCAAACCATCATGTTGTAGTAGGACAATACTAAAATCATCAGTCTCGTTTAATAGTTGATAAACTGGATATAGAAGAACTTGTTCATAACTCTGAGCTTCTCTGGCCATTATTGATAGAACATTTTTCTTATTTACCTCATGAACTACAAAGAAGGGATCCACTACATAACCCTGATTAATAATAGTCTCCATATATCTTGTTCTAGCTTTTAAAATAATCTCTACGAGTGGGTTTTTTAAAAATAGATCTGCTGATGATACTCCTAAAGATGATGTAATTTCTGTCTTTAGATTCTTCTTGCTCATTCCAAATATAAGAGCATAAGTAGCTTTTTTAATGGCTTCTTTAGCTTCTTGTGTATAGGGCAGATTGAGATATGAAATAATCTCCTTCCAGAAGGATTTACCAGATTGTAAAAAGGCTTCTAGTTCTGGTATTCCCCATACTTTTGCAACTATGGCTAGTTGAGCAGACTTTAAATCAAACTCAAACCAACCCCTTGTAAGAGTCTTTCTAACTTCCTTCTTTAGGTTTGTTATATTAGCTCCAAATCCAAATAGTCTGTCCGACTTATCAGTAGGCTTATAAACAGGCTTTGGAGATTCCTTGATAGAGTTAAGAATTAAAAGCTGCTGATGTCTTGTATGAGGATTTTCTATCTGTAGAATTGCTCTTTTTGCATCTTCATAGTTATCTAAAATCTTGGTGAAAGAGTTAGTTGGAAGGCTATTGTGATAACTAGCAATGTACTTTGCTGTTGGGCAGTTTAAAATATTAATTTCGTTTTGAGCTTCCTCAACTCTACCTCTTAAATGAAGCCTCTCAGCAGTTAGATTTCTAAGCTTTCCTGTAGTAAAGTACACCTTTTCATCTGTGTGTAGACCTACAAGTTCATCATTTAATATCTTTTTAATCTCCTCTGGAAGATTTACTAGGACTCTTCTCTGTTTTCCATCATCAGTCTTTTTAAATCCTTGCTCGTCTTGAATCCAAGTAGCTGTTGACCACTCTCTTCCCTGATCATCTTTTAAAACTTGGGCAATGTTTGGAGCCACGAAGTGGATAAAGTGATTTATATGTTTTCCAGCATTAAAATGACCTTTTAAATAATTATCATACTGTCCAACGGCTCTTGCAACTGTCTCAGCCCCTAAACGAACACTACCTGTTTCTTCATCCATATAAGGATTAAACATAAGTGCTCTAAGCATCCCCCAATGATTTTCTCTTGGGCAATCACAAGGGTAATTATCTAAGCCTGGGAGGAGTTGTGATATCTTGTTTCTAGCAGTTTGTGAAATAAGTCTCTTCATTTGTTTCTAATTTACAATCTTATAGATTATTTGTCAAACATATTAATTTGCCACTAGTAATAATAATTGAGTAGATAAGAAAAAACCCAAGTCTGCTAGAACTTGGGTTTAGACCATAAAATGAAGAGTAGGTCGTAATTAAGATACTATGTAATTTGTTCCTGATTGTCAAGTGGTAATTGATCATTAATTGTAAGTGGCTCCTGTTCTTTTTGTATACAGAAAATGTTAAATGAATTTTCAAGATCGTTGATCACAATTATTTCTCTACAAAATACATCTAAAACCCTTCTTATAACTTCAGCTGGTCTTACATTTAGTTCTAGTGCTTTTTTCTCTAAATAAGTTTTATGTTTTTCTAGGAGGGCAACACTTATTGAATAGTGCTTAGTGGCCTTCTTTCTTGGTCCTTTTGGGGTCCAAGCTTTTCTTTCTTTTCCAGTCTTTGTCTTTTTTCTAACTTCCTTAACTCTTCTGATCTTTAGACTTGGTATCTCTTTTACTGTATTAAAATCAATCTCTCTCATGGGGTTCACTTTGATAAATAATGACATAAATTTGTGGATGTTACAACAAAATTGTTGTTAGGAATATTGTTGAAATGTTGTTTTCAAATCTCCGTCGAGCAGTAGTAAAGTGAAATGGCCAAATCTTGTAAAGGCTTATAATCCTTGGACTTATTCATTTTACATTGAGTATTAAACAGAGAAGTGGTTATAGTGGATATAGGTAGATAAGATAGTAGTTATGAGATACCCAGAGTCAGAATTTATTCAATCACCTAACTTTAGAAGAGGCAGGAAGGATAATGTAAGTAAAATCGTACTACATGTAACTGATGGTCAAGCTAAACTACAAAGAGCAGTTGAACATCTTTGTAAGCCTGAAAATCAAGTATCAGCTCATTTTATAATAGGGCAAGATGG